GCCGATTGCACCCCAAGATGAAGTATATCCCTCAAACTGACTGAGAGTACTATTGTAACGAAACTGTCCTGCAGCCGGACTTCCAGGTCTTTGTGCGGTTGTACCGGCCGGTATAGTTGCTGCTCCAGTAGTAGCAGTTTGAGCAACTTTTGTAGCTAGACTGTTTGTAATTGTCGTAGAGAAGTTTGCATCGTCTCCTAGCGCGGCGGCCAGTTCATTTAAAGTATTTAAAGTTCCCGGCGCAGAATCCACGAGATTTGTAACAGCAGTGTCGACATAAGCCGTTGTAGCAATCTTCGTACTATTATCACTCGCACTTTGCGTGGTGCCCGTTGTACCCGTATTTATTGTTCCGGATAGATCTCCCGAAAAAGTTGTTGCGGTAACAGTACCAGTCACAGTTACGCCACCCGTTACGGTTTCTAACTTCTTAGCATTATTATGATAAAGTTCAACAGTTCCATCTTCTATGGCCTTTATCATTGTCTCGTTTAGAGCAGCATTTTTAATTTCGAGTGTGCTTGCTCCAATTATTAGAGATCCTGTGCCCCTATCTTTAATTACACTACTTGATCCATCATGTAAAATATGTAAATCTTGCGAGTCACCAAATCTAAGTATTGCATTATCATCAAAATCAAGAGTGCTACTAATAGATGCTTGCTGGAAACCGAGAGAAACTTCGATTGCAGAACCATTTGGTGGTGCAGTAGAAAAAGTAAGAGTTGTACCACTTACAGAATAGTTTGATTTTGACTGATACACACCATCTATAAATATGTTTGTATTATTTTCATTTACTGGATCGGTCGAAAGTGTAAACGCTGTAGTTGTCCCATCACCAGTAAAAGTATTTACAGTAGTATTTGCATTCAGGATCTTTCGATTAAATGCAATTATTTGAAGGTCATCACCACTTGAGGCGGCATCAGTAAGAGTTACAACAGCCCCATCAGTTGCAGTATAGTCAGTCGCCGGATCAAGAAGAATACCATTCAGATAAACTTGAAGAGCGCCTGCAGTGTATGCAAGTGTATTTGAATTGGCATCAGAACCAGAAAAAGAGGTTGTAGAACCAGATACATCATACTTAAATTCAGTAATAGAAGCACCAGCATCAACACTCCCACCACCGCCGCCTCCAGAAGAAGCGATTGTTATGCTATCTCCTGCGGCACTTGTTGTAAGAGTAACATTACTACCCGCCACAAGAGTTAGCGTATCATTTGCTTGATCGGCAACTACACTGCCTTGTCCAGAAACTGCAAAAGTACCAAAAGAGTTTCCTGCAGCAGCAGAGTTAGTAATCGTTACACTGTCTGCACTTGCATCGGTAGTAAGAGTTATACCTGTTCCAGCTACAAGAGTAAGATTATCGTTTGTTCCGTCAGCAGCTACAGTTGACTGCCCAGATACAACGACATTTCCAAAAGCGTTCGCACCTGTAGCAGAGTTAGTAATAGTTATACTATCTGCGGAAGCGTCTGTAGTAAGAGTTATACCTGTTCCGGCTACAAAAGTAAGAGTATCTGTGGTAGAATCTGCAACTACATTATTTTGTCCAGATACCGCAAAGGTACTAAAAAGATTTTGACTACCTCCACCCCCAGAAGATGCAAACGTAATCGTGTCACCAGAAGCATTGGTAGTAATAGTCATATTACTACCGGCAACAAGCGTAAGCGTATCGGTCGCAGAATCAGCAACTACATTGGACTGTCCGGAGACAGCAATCGTTTTGAATGCTTCGGTTACAGTCCCAGAACCTCCCCCTATTTCTACAATAGAGTCAGAACCATCATTCTTTTTGATGAACATTTTACCATCATATGTATTGATGGCTACTTCGCCCAGCTCTAAATCTGAGGTCGAGGGAGTGTTGCCAGAAACGGAAGACCGTTTTAGCTTAATCGTTTGTGCCATATGGCTCCCCTAAAACTGCGTATATACGCGAGGATTTTTGTTAGAATGTTCCGCCGTCTAAAGTATTAGACCACTGAGCAGAACCACTCGTATTCATTGAGAGAATATAATCGTGTGCAGTTGCATTTCCAGAAGGCTTTACTAATCTTGTATACCCTGCATTTGCGGCTTGTCCAACGAGTAAATCACCCACTGCTGTTGCTGTAATACCTTTTATTCGTACTGCATCACTTGCAACCTCTAACGTAATATTGTCATCATTTACATCTAGCTGGTTACCACTCTTGGTCATACCATCGCCAGCTACAATTTGTCCAGCTCCGGAAAATTGAGTAAATGTTAGTGCTGTAGATCCAACAGTAATAGTTCCATTTGTACTTAATACAAAACCATTATCTGCATTTGTAGTACCTTCCTCGACAAATACAAATAGTCCAGAAGTTACTTCTACATCAGCATCAGCATCTGTTGCTCGTGTCATTGCAGAGCCAGAGCCATTAAATACATAAATACCGTTTTGAGATCCAGTACTTTGATCTTTCAAAAGAACTCTATCACCAGAAGAAAGAGTTACGCCATCAATTGCTGCACCTGGACCCGAGATAGTTACACTACCTGTAGAAGCAACTCGTACTGAATCTTTAAAATCAAGTCCGACTTTTACAGCATCAACATATTCTTTTGATACAAGAGAATTTGTTCCAAATCCAGAGCGATTTTTATATCCAGAAGGCACAGTTACAGTGCCGGTACCATTTGGTGAAAGTATTAAATCGCCATTAGAGTTAGTTGTTGAAATTGTATTTGTATCTACAGTTACATTATCAACATTTACAACAGTAAAACTACCTGCTGCAGGAGTATTTCCTCCAATTACTGCACCATCAATTGCACCCCCATCTATATCAGGAGTATTGATATCTCCAGAGTTAATAACTGGGGAAGTAAGAGTTTTATTTGTAAGAGTTTGAGTAGCTGTATCTGATATAAGATTGCTACCTGCAGCGGGAAGTACTAAAGTATTTGAAGCAGAAGCACTATGAGGAGCGGCAGCAAGAGTTTGAAAGTGAGCATTTGCTGATTCACAGTAAAACTTAATTTTAGCTACATTTCCAGTTCCTGTTCGAAGGTCTATTGTACCATCAGATATCGTTACACCGCCACTTGACCCGTTTCCATCTACAACTAAAGATTTTCCGGTAACAATTTTTTCAGAAGAGTTTGTGGTTACAAATGTTAAGTAAGTAGTTGAACCCTCTGCAATAGTCATCGCAGTGGCTGAATTATCTATAATCTTAAACTCTGTTGCTTGAGTTGAGATATCAATTGTACCAGCATCAATATCAAGATTTGCAGCAGCAACAAGGTCTATGTCGCCTGCTCCAGATGTAATAGAGTTTGCACCTATTGTAAGATTTGCAGTTTTAAGTTGATCTATCTTACTGCTTGCATCTACAAGTACTGCACTTGATGCTGTAAGTGCTCCTGCTGTGTGGTCAAGCATATCAACATATAACTTACCACCAATAGCAGTTACTGCATTATCGGAAGGTTGTCCAATAAACAGTTTATCACTAGCATCAGAATATGCTAGCTCACCGGCGACAAGAGAGCCCGGTGCAGAAGTACTGGTACTTCTTTTGATTTTAATTGTCTGGGCCATTTAAAACTCCAAAATTTAGCCTTAAAAGGCTCCTGCGTCTAGCGTATCCGAGTCACCTGAAGCGTCGCCTACTATTATAGGTACAAACTCAAAAACTCCTGAGCTAGTTTCGCGATAGACTTTTATTTGATTATCGTCTGTATCGTAAAAAAGATCTCCTTCCTCCAAGTTTGCAGTTCCATCTGCAGGAGGGGTTGTTCCTCTAAATTGTTGATCTGCAAGCTGCTTAAGTGCATCGCTTACGTTGTTTGCTGTGATTGTATTATGTCCAGAAAAAACTACATTTGCAGCATCCGTAAAATTTATAGGAATTGCAAAGTTATTTATACTTACAGAAACATCTTCAGTGGTTAAATCTAAAGAAATAGCATTTGTATTTGTTACACTTAATTCTGTAACTTGTTCTGTAATAGTAACCTGAGTGGCAGGAGCTGACATAATTATCTCGTAACTTCTTGATTTATAGTGACCTTTCCTTCAATAAGTCTTTTAACAGTCGCATCGCTTGCTGTGTGAATCTCTAAATCATAAAAGTAAACTCCAGCCGTCATAGCTGAAGAAGTGGTAGCTGGTAATTCCATTTTAACTATTCCATCTGTTGCAGGAGTAGTTACTGTACACGTAAAAGTAGCCGCCACAGCTGAGTCAGATTTGGAGGAGCGCATCTGAGCCCTGGCGGAAAATCCAGTAAGATTTTTTACGGATCCCGACTCTTTGATTGTTAAGTCAATCACAAAAGTCGATCCCTGATCAATCACTAGGTCATGGTTTGCTGCACTCATTTAAATTTCTCCATGGTCAAATTATATCAAAGGGGACATATGTAGTCAAGAATTATTTTTTATAAGGTTATGATAGATAGCCAATTCTTACACGAACATTTGTTCCATCGTAAACATCTATTCTCGGCCTGTTTGCGTTATTACTTGAAAGATACATTCGTATTCCAGAGCTTGATCCTGTAGAATTTGATATTTGTAATTCTCCTGCTGTGATTGCATTTGCTGCAATTTGCGCTGCAGTTATAGAATTTGCTGTTATTTTATTTGCATTTAGTGTATTTACATTTATTAGGTCTGCTAAAAGTGATCCATTACCATTACTAAAAGTACCTGCACCAATTAAACTTCTAACTTGCGCTGCAGTTATACCAGAAGCTAACGAAGGAGTAGACCCATTGGTTGTAATTGCTGCTGAAGAAGGAACGCTTGCCGCGAAACTAAAAGTACCTGCCGAAGTTTCTGTAATAGTTATATTACTACCTCCAACTAAATTTATACTTCCTGTTCTATAAGTTCCAGTATTATTTCTTCTAATTTGAGTAACTGTATTTGTATCAGTGGCATTTAGTGTTATAGTATTTGCACCACCATCTAGTGTAAAAGTGCCGCCCCCACTCATATTAGTGCCTGCATTTATTGTAATTGTAGAATTACTTGGAGTAGGAATAGTAGGAGTGTTTATTAGTCTGTTGTAATTAATCTGCCCTGAGCCATCTATAACTGTAATACTATCTACATGAAACCCACTATCTGCACGTATCTTACCAGGAGTGTAAATACCGTTTGTAAAGCTGCTTGCATTATTTAGTCGTAGCCAACCGTCATTGTAATCTGCTGATACAGCGCTTCTGTTATTGAATGATATACCTCGGCTATCATTTGTACTACCTGCAGTAAAGTTAATAGCATGAGTAGTATTTACTGTCATCTCTAAAGAGCCAGAAGACGTATCGTTTGCATCGCTTCTTATAAAGGAAGACGCATGTAAATTATCTACTGTATCTGCATTTCCGGTAATATTACCAACAATAGTAGAATTAAAAGTTTTAACTCCATCAATTGTCTGTGCACCAGTAGTACGAACAACAGTGGTATCTACGGCAATATTGTCTTGATCTAGAGATATCCCTCCACCCGTTATAACACCAATATTAAAAGTAAAATCTGCATTTCCAGAAGTAGTTGTTGAAGTACCTGTAAGACCTAGTCCTGCTCTTGCAGTAACTTGAGTTATGTCACCAACATTTGTCGTATAACCAAAACTCTGAATTTTATCTTGAACAGCAGCCGCTGTCATTAGTATAGAGTTTGAATCAGAAAAAGACTCAGAACTAGTCTGAACTGCTGTGTCGGCAAGCATGGCAACTGTAACTCCGGAAACATTTACTCCAGAAGAATCTACAGATATACCACTACCGGCATCTACACTATAAGTTGCTCCATTTGCTGTAATTGTACCACGAGTAAGACCATTGCCAGCGACTACAGCACCTGCTGCTCTTTGATTTGAAAAGTAAGCAGTTCTTCCGCCACTGTGAGAAGTTGCTCCTAAGCTTGTGCTGGGATCTTCTACAAGATCTGCCGTTGAAAGACCGCTTAAAGAATCAGCATTTATATTTGATAAGTTTGAAGCGTCTCCATAAAAAGTTCCATAAAAACCTGTTGCAGCAAGTCTTGCTGTACCAACTGTCCATCCTGCAGCAAGATCTCCTGTTATACCCACACCTGTTTCTTTATATTTGAAACTTGGATTTGCACCAGAGCCTCTATCAATCTCTATACCTGCTTCACCTTCACTTACTGAACTTCCTGATTCTCCTCTATTTAACAATATAAGATTATCTTCTACTTGTAAGTTTGTAGTGTCTATAGTTGTAGTAGCACCGGAAACAGTTAAGTCTCCTCCAATTGTTACATTATTTGTAAAACTTTTATTTCCAGCGATAGTTTGTGCACCGGATGTACGAACAACAGTATTATCAACAGAGATGCCGCTTCCTGTTGCTGTAATACCATCATTTGTGTCTACAGCAATTGCACCCGTACCCGAAGTATATGTTATACCGTTTCCACCGCTAAACTTTCCTCGTATAGTTGCAGCAGTTGGTCCCGCAAAGGCATATTCTCCTACGGTATTATCATATGTAAGCTGTCCAAGATCACTGTCTCCAGAGGTTGCAACACTTAGTACGCCTCGTACATCAGATGCAGAAGCTCCTTGGAATGCCATCTGTCCACTGCCACTATTATAGGTAAAGCTACCAAAACCTCCTGTATCAATAGCACTGATTGCAGTCCGAGCACGATTATTTGTAAAATAAAGACGACTACCTTCTGAAATATTTGAAGTTGTAGCATCAATTGAAATGGTTGCACGAGTACTATTAGTTACAACATTAAATCCTGTTGTAAAGTTCATAATACCAATATCGGTTGCTTCTTGATTGCCGTCTTCTTCTACAACCATCTGGGGTGTTGCAGTAGCATTTACAGTACTTGTAGCATCAATTACAACACCACTTAGAGTAAGATCCGTGCCATCAAAGGTAATATTTTTATTTACATTACCAAAAGTAAACTTTCCTGCTGTCAAATCAAGGAAAGCGCCAGATTCATTGCCTGATGGACCACTGTTTGCATCGGGTGGTGCATTTGAGCCACTGCTTCTTAATGTACCACCGGTGATTGCACCTAGATTTGCGCTTAAAGAAGCGAGACTCTGAGTAGTAATGTGACACGCAGAAATAGTTGTTGCAGCAAGTAGATTTGCTACAACTGAGTTTGCCTGTACAGATTCAGCGACAACAGATCCCGCAGCGATCTCAGCGGTAGTAATTGCATTTGCTGCAATCTTATTTGTAGTAATTGCATTTGCAGCAAGTGTGTCTGTAGTCACTGCATTTGCTGATAACTCAGAAGTAGAAATTGAGTCAGCAGCAATTGATTCTGCAGTTATACTATTTGCTGCAATTTTATCTGCTGTAATTGCATTTGCAAATATTTTATCAGTGGTGATACTACCAGTTACAACAAGATCGCCATCAATTATCTCTGCTTGATTAATCCAAATTGAACCATCATAACTCCAGGTAGCTGTTCCTGTAAAGTTTTGTATCGTGCCTTCAAAGAAAGTAGCTTGATCGCCAGTAACAGCATTACCAGGTCTATCGGCCCAGTTACTGTCCCATGCCGTTTGTGCTTGAGCTGTAGTTGTTGGAAGCGATGTAACAGGAACTTGCCATCTTCCTGGGCCTCTTTTTCCTCGTGAGTTTACGAAAAATTCTGCTGCATATACGCCTGTACCGCTTTTTTGCACTTGTGCAAGAATAGCGTCACTCTCAAAGTCTGGGACTAAAGACTGTTTATAAGCATTAACACCTGAGTGTGTTTTTGTTGCAGTCTGCGACACAATTAGACTTGTATTACTAACTACCTCTGCTACTTCAAAATATTCTGCATTTGCCTGCTGCGTTCCTGGAGACCCTGCTGAAGTAAGTTTAATTAAATCACCTTCGGAAAAATGAGAAGTAAAACTTGTAGAGGATCCCGTAATAGTATTTCCTCCAAGAGGAAGAGATACTGTACCAGATGTTGCAGACAATCCATTATTGGTTGCTCCTACTTCTTTATAGTAGTTAAAATTAATCGCATTACTACTACTATCTACAGCTACACCATCAGTATGTACTTGAACAGCTTTCCAAGGATCAGACGCACGAGTGCTATGATCATAGTATAAATAAGCCGTAGTATTATTAGACATAGCGTTAAAAGCTTGTTCTGTCTTACTTGTATTTCCATTTGTTACAGCTAGATTAAAAGAGCTTGGCGCAATATAAGTGTATGTTGCTTCTTCAAAAAGAGCTTTTCCACTACTATAATCAAACTCTAAACTAGTAGTTAATGTTCCTCCTAGAGGAATCTTTGTAATTCTATTAAAATTAGGCGGTGGAATTGTTAAAAGTCTATTTGCTTTTCTATACTTAGATTTTGCTCCAGTATCAGAAATAGTGCGCACTCGAATATGTACTCTTCCAGATCGAGCGTTAGGAATACGAACACTATTTGTATTTGCACCAACTTCTATGCGAGAAAATCCATCTGGTAGAGGGCCGGGCACTATGTCGTGTATTACTTCAAATCTATCTACAAAACGATATGGAATATCGCGTGTACTACCACTTGAGTCAGTAATGGTTTCTTCGGGAGTAGACCAACTTATAATAGCATCTGTTGCATAATCAGCAGAGTCAATACTAGCACTTACAGAGTTTACAAGCTCGGCGGTGATACTTTGTGGCGCAGGAACATCTACTGCTGAACCAGAAAATTCAGAATAATCAGGAATATATACGGGTCTATCTGCATCTATTTTTTCATACTTATTTGTTGAAACTATTGCACCAGTTATCTTATATTTTTGATTTTCTGTTTCTTCCTCTAGTCCTAAAATTCTAAATTGTTTAACGTCTACAGTACTATGTTCTGAAGAAGGACCAATTGCGTATATTACATCTTTATTTGGAGCACTAGAAAATGCAGCGCTTGTTCCAATTATAGTAGTACCAGAGCTAGATGTAGTTGTGGTATTAATAAATCTTTTTTCAATTCTTGTATTCGGAGAAAACTGAGCTACAACTGCCACACCACTATCATCTACAAGATTTGCTGCTTGAGCCTCTGTTGTAATAGGATTCCCACTAGCATCCCCTAAAATAAGCGAGCCTCTTTTATAAACAACACTATTTATTGTTACTTCTTCACTTTGAGCTAAGTAGGTTCCTGCATTAGGAAATATTAGATATAAAATATGCGAACTACCCGAAGAAAGACCACTTATAGGGTGAACTAGCTTATCTAAGGGTATTGAACTTGCAGTAATAGCAGCATGAGTACTAACTCTACCGCTAGCAATCGTATTATCTACATAATGATCTTGAACATTTATGTGGTCGCCAGGCCGTAAAAAAGTCGCATTTACAGCAGTGCTAAAACTAACTACTTCTGTTTCTTCAATAGAGGTAGACATATGCCACTGCCCTACTCTCTGTGCTTGTCCCTGCGAAGTAACACCAAAAGCAACAACATCTTTAGCAATAACTCGATCTTGTTTAAGTATATTTTCTATATCATCAATTGTTATAATTGTTTGTTTAAACTGCTCATCTGGATTTGACCAAGTAACATTTACTTGATTTACTCGGGCACGCTGACCAGTAAAAGTATAATTAAATAAACCATCTTCAACATTACCATTTGTAAAAGTATAAACGGGTTCTTTGAAAGTATCTTGAACAGGAGTTATTAAACCATCAATATAAAAAAGCATAGCCCTAAATGTAGATGCTAAATCTTTTAAAACTTTATATGCTTCTTCCTGTTTAGCAAAGTATACATTACAAGTAAATCTAGGCTCCTGCCCCCCTTTTCCATCGGGCACGAGTTCATCGCAATATCTTGCTATTTGAAAAAGAGCATACTTATCTATATCGCTTTCTTCTATGAAATCTCCAAGACCTATCTCTTTATCAGTAAGAATATCATAAAAGATCCAAGCAGGGTTATTTGTGTATACTTTTCTTTGGTTTACTATTTGAGAGGCGGCTGGATCTCCTCGAAATGTGCCGTCCCAAGTGACATAATTATTTGTATTTGCTCCGGTTGTTTTATTACGAGTATACTTAGCCTCATTAGACCCTAACTCTTCTCTAGTTATGTAATTTGTAGGAACTTTTACTTTCTTGCCACGAATATGATACGATCTTTTAGGAATACTTGAAAAGTCTTCAGCACTAAATTCAACAATGCTATAGGCTGAAAGAGGATAGCTTAAATTGTCTTCAATTATTGCTTCTATGGTTTTAACTCTCGCCATAGCTATAACATTATGATCTTGATCTGTATAATCTACTGAAGACTCAGGACTAAGTCTTTTTATACCAATTCTCCAGTCAACTAGAGGTTGAAAGGGTTTTAGATCAACTGTAAACTCTCTTATGAACGCAGTTTTTTGTTGTGTTGCTCCAATTACAGCAGAGCTTCTTCGACTACCTGGTTTGGTACCATAAAATACGTCTCGTGTTTGTTCAATACCCCTAGAGAAAAAAGGTCCAGGTACATTACTGACAAAATCAGAGCCACCATAGTCTCTGCCGTGTATAAGTTCTTTTGTAAAAGAAGACTGTGCAGGATCTGTTTTATATTCTAAAACTATTTGTAATTCTATATAAGCGGGATGATGTTTACCGTTATCTGATGTAAAAGAAAGGCCCCCAGGCATTTCAATGTTTATTTTTACTTTATCAACTTCTTCCTTTGAGTTTTGAGCAAAAGAAAAACTATCTGCATCAATAAAGTAAGTTGCTTGCCCCGTGCCAGTGTCCTGAGAGCTATGCCACTTTAAATCAAAGTTAGGGCCAACGGTATAAGATGCAGAAGTATTAGTTCCAGGATGTGTATGCGCAGGTTGACTTCTTGTTCCTGTATTAAAATAAGCTTTTGCACTTTCATAGTTTACATTACTTATTCCAGCAGATAAGTCTCTAGTGTTTATAATAGATTGACTTAGTTTTATTGGAGCACCAGTTACACTTCTAGTAACGCCCGCTGTTAAAGTACAAGAGTTACTTCCTGTTATTGAAGAAATTTTTCTTACTTCATCAATCTCAAAAGTTACACCTGCATTTACATTTTTTCCTATAGGAGGTTTAAGAGTAGCTTTATTACCTGTTCCACTACCAGAACTTCCAACACTTGTAATAATTCCTGTATACTCTCCTCCTCCTCGACCAGCACCAGGTATTCTAACCAAAAACTTTACAGGAGAATCGAAGCCATACACCGGACCGTTTGCAGAGTCTTCAGTTATAGGTTGGATCATACTAGATGCAAAAATATTATTTGCTGCAGAAATTATAGTATCATCATTTTCTTTTAATGCGGTAGAAAGGGTTGAAGTTTTTCCTGCGCCTATTATTTGAACATATCTAGGACCATTTGCAAGAGAAACACCAGTAAATAAACCACTACCAGAACTTTTAGTAGCAGCACTAACACTAGTACTACTAACATTTGCGGTGCCAGAGCCGCCCTGTAGATTTGCAATACTAGCTCTGTCAGCTATGGCAGTATCGTTCAAGTAAACACCAGACAAGCCACCAACAATACCACTAACTTCTCCTGCAGAAATTAGATCATAGACTATTGCTTTTTGCTTTTGAATTCTTGTAGTCATTATCTTTGTACCTCAAACTGGTTATCATCTTCTTCTGTCGGAGTACTGGGTAGAGACCCTAAAAGACCTTGAACAGGAATATTAGGTCTAAAATTAAAAGCGGCTACAGATCCGCGGCCTCTGCCCGATCCTGAATAACCTTCAAATATAGGTTTAAAAGATAAACTTATTGGAGCACCCCCTACAAGTAATTCTCCATAACAAACGGGTACAGGAAGACCTTGCTGCACATTATTTGTAGGACCATCAAACAAGTACCCCTGTTCTTGCTGGGAGTCTGATTCTGGGCCGGGTGCCATAATCTCAGCAATACCTGTTAAGGCCAGATTAACTGCTAACCCTACTGCGAACTGCCCAATCGCAGTAAGGCTTCCAGCTGCTCCAGCTACTCCTGGAGTAAAAAATAAAGTCCCAGGGTTAGCAATTACTAAAATAGCAATTGCTATAGCTGCAAATATTTTTCCTGCTCCCTTTGCTCCAGCAGGCACTTCTGTAATAATTATATCTTCTTTATTTAATGAAAGCAAAAGCTCGTCTTCGCTTTCAAGGTAATCTTCGCCCCTTTTTATTTCATACCCAATACCCGCCTCTGCAGCCGAGATTAAATGCTGACGAAACCCAGAGGTTTGACAGTTTATTAGTCTAAATATATCACGAATATCTCTGCAATCAGTCTCCCAATTACTTCCAAATTTCGCAATTTCTCCTACTAATTTAACTCTTTGCATATCTTGCGTACCTTGATATATTTTTAATCCACAGAGGATACAAACTTTCTCTACAAGAAAGGCGATTCACTGCATGGTGCATAAAAATATCTTCTTGTAAATAAACTCCACAATGATTAGGTATATTATTATAAATTTTAAATAAAATTATATCTCCAAATTTTGGCTCTGCTACCTCTACAAATCCAAAATCTTCAAATAAATCATCGAAGTAATTTAAACCTTCTTCCCACCAATTATCCTTAAACTGCATGATAGGAAGTATAACATCAAACTCTTTTTTATAAAAATCTCTTGCTAATCCCCAACAATCATTACTTCCAAAACTATACTCTCTTCCTAGCAAAGGATTCTGTCTAGGACTATACTCTGCTTTAGTTCCCTCAGGTATTGAATAAACAATATACTTTACTCCTAAATAGTCACTTGCTCTTTTATCGGCCTCACTTAGCTCTGGAGAAGCATCAGGATGACTATGGACTACTGCGTAGATATCTCCTGTTAGACTTGCTTTTAAATAATCATCACTATTTATTACAAATTCTTCTTCGGGATTCTCTGCTTCATTTGTAGAGGGAATCCATACTAATTTTCCTTTTTTATTTTGTAATATCCCACATCCTTCTTCTGGGTATGCCTCTAATAAATGCTTTAAAATATACTTATCTTCTGCGCTGTATGACACCGGGAAAGCCTCCAAAAGGTAGTGATACTGTATTGTTTCTATTTGCAGATACTGCAGTAAACTGGCTATTTACTACTGTATTTAACTTTGCTTGATATCTCATTGAGCATGAGTTTAATTTTTTACCACAATTATCTGCTCTTGTCCAAAATTCTCCTTCTTGAGGAGTAACCCCTACTACACTTATTCTTTTTACTTGCCATAATATATTATTATATAGCACATTATGATTAAAAGCTTTATCTAAGTATCCATGATAAGTAAAACCAGAACTATAAGAAGTAAGATATCTTCTTACTTTTCTAAAAGATGCATTTGTAGCTGAAGGCTGACTTGTTGTTGCTGACAAACATTGCCAGTATTGATAAGTTAAAGCATCACTTACAGAAGATAGTACACCCGCAGTATCATACCTTTGCTGAGTTGTAGTTGTATAATAGTACTGATCCTTTATAAAATTAGATGTGCCGCTTGCAGCCGTACCTAAAGCAACACCACTAACAAATGGTAATATTTGTTCATCATTTACATTTATAAATATTGATCGATCTGTACCATCTATAGTTAGCTTATTATCAAGCCTCCAATGACAGCCTCCTTCTTTATTTGCTTCGGACAAAGTAGTTGAGGCCCCTTGGTACTTCCAAGGACAAGCTCCACCAATAATTACTCTACGAGGGAGCCGTATTCCTGCAAGATCAAAAGGAGCGGCTAGTTCAAATTCTACTTGCATTACATTCTTTGAAGAAATTCTATCAATAACATATGTTATTTTTGGAAACTCTACAGGAGGAGTTGAATCCCCAGAGTTTCCTACTAAATACTTTTCTTGCGTGGTTCTACGAGTAATTCTTTTTCCAACTAAATCTTCAAAACTTAAACCACCAATAGAACTTTTAAAAGTACTTTCAATATTTGCCACAGTCATTTTTGGACGAGATAAAGCACCATCGGACTGAATATCAAATCCTTCTATCTCTATCGGGATAGGAGTATAGCTTCGTATTGTTCCATCTGCATCACGAAATTCAATATTTGATAAATCCTCCTCTGTCCCACTTGAAAAATAAGCAAAGGTTCCGGCGGCATACTCTAATTGATACAAAGTAATTATTGAGGACTCAACACCTTGTTTTTGTACATTTTCAACTATAGCTGTCATTATTCGTAAACCCTTCTAAATACAGCTGTTAAAGTATAAAAGTCTTCATACTGATAATTCTCATTAAAGCTGTCACAAACTACTCGTATTGACTTTTCATCATCTGTTGTACTATCAAGAACACCAGTAACTTCTTCTGTGCTAGAATGATCTGGCACAGTAAAAATAAAAGATGTAACTCCTTTTAAACTTTTTAAAAAGCCTGCTATATTCTCTATCTCTCCACGAGTACGATTTTTAAAGCTAACATTATACTCTTCTTTAACGCTATTTATTCCATAAGTTGTTCTTTGCTCGTAGCCGTCTCCAAAATTTACTCGTCGAACTTGAGGCGTAGCTTTTCGCGTCATTCCTTTGTCAGGAAGAACATTTAAACTGCCAAAATTACTTGATGTTGTAAATCCGAGTGCCATTAGATTCCTCCAGCTGCTCCATAAGGACTTAATATACCTCCAGGTCTTCTTTGTTTTTGTAACTCTTCTTGTACAGCTCCAGCTACAAGTTTCCCTAATACCTCTGATTTTCCTGGGTCTCCTTGCATTTCTGTAGTTGCTTGTCCGTCTCCTGATATATTTACAGTTACACCAACATTATTTGTTTGTCCAGCTCCTCCTTTCATTTCTACAGGAATCTTTCCGCCACTTGGAAGAGGTACGATTGCTTCGTTTCCATGCAATACTGCAGGGTATCCAGCCTGTGGACCGCGTGCGATTCCTCCAGTAGAGTATCTATCAGACATTCCTCCATATCTGTAAGAAGATATGCCGCCATATCGGAAACCAAATATTCCACCTAAAAGACCTCCAAGACCGCCGCCTCCACCGCCTCCAAAGAGACCGCCAAGAAGATCAGTAAATAAACTACCAAAACCTTCTGCTCCGCTCATAAAGGTTTTTCCTAGTTGTCCAAGAAAACCCCCAGCAGTATTTTGCTCAAAAATCGCACTGAAGTCATTTAAGAATGGACCAAAAATACCAAGTGGTTTTCCAACTACTTTCTGCTCTTCTACTTTTCCGTGTTTTGGATCTATGCTGGTTCCTTCGGACCCGCCCGTTTGTTCCCCTCCTCGAGCAAATAAATAACTAAAAAGTCCGCGTTTTTTCTTCTGTTCTTCCTCGTCCCCATTTATAGCTACATCTCTGACTCCTGTTGGAGCACCTGACTCCGATTGAGTTATTCCTGGAGCACCCCCTGCAACGGCATTAGCCAGAGCATTGGCTCCAGTTTGCGTCGCCCTAACAATTGCGGTTTCAAATGTGTCTGCTCCCGTTTCAGTAGAAGTTCTAATTGCTTCTGACATTTCAACCGCAGGATCTTTAACCCCTAAAAATGCTCCCATTATTCTTGTTGTAATTTGTCTGGCAAGAGTATCGGCTATCGAATTTAGTACGCTTGTTGCTAGGTCTGTAAGTGCATCTTTAAAATCTTTTGTACCTTTTATAAGTGCAGCAATTCCACTTTGAGCACTTGACTCAAAAGCCTGTAAACTTGCATCTCGTAATTGTTGGGTTGTATTTAACTGCCTCTCTAATTCAGAAGTTTGAACTCTAAGTAGTCCTATTTTTCCTTCTTCAAGCATTATAACTCGTTGTCTTGCATCTAATCCATCGAGAATTTGTTGAGCTTCGTCTCTTTGAGTGGCGGTGACTTCACCAGAAGTATCTGCTAATGTTCTTTGTGCTTTTATTTGATCTTGACTGAGCAGCGATCTTGCTCGAGCAATCTTTTGCTCTGCTTCAAATATTTTTATTTGATTTTGTGCTATTTTTGCTCGAGATCTTACTTCATTTTGAAGAAGTTTTGTTTTACCTGCCAGGAGTTTGGCTTCTTGTATCTGTATTTCAAGAGTAGCTCTTTTTACTTGAGTCTCTAAGGCTGCGGCATTTGTAAAAAAGTCAAGTTGTTTATTAAGCTCTTTTTGTCGTTCAACTTGAGATTCTATTGCTTTTCCATCTTCTTGAGTTGCAATTAGCTTAGTCAGCTCTCTTTGTTCTGCTTTCAGTGCAGTTACAAAAGCATCTGCTTCCGTTATAGGAAACTGTTTCATTCGTAAACGTAAGTTTGTTGAAATATTTTCTTCAGTAGCTCTTGTAAGGCCTTCAATAGTTCCTCTTAGTTCTATAATTGCGTCTCTTGATGAAAAAACTTTTTCTGCTAACTCTTCGTTACCTCCAATGAAGCCTTCTAAATTCTTTCTGTACTCTTGAATTAGTTTATTACTACTAAAAAGCTCATTATCAAGAGCTTTCAACTCATCTAGCTCTCTTCCTAATGTTGCGAGTGCAGATTGAGTTGATTCATCCATACCTTCTTGACGCATAATAAAGTCTGCAAAGCTCTCATTTGAGCGTCTAGTTGCATCATCAAGATCTTTTTGAAGAACAGTGCCGCTTGCTACTTCTCTTTGAGCCCTTCTTCTACTTCCTGCTTGGCCTGAGCGAGTTGAGCCAGCTGCTGCAGCTCCTTGAGAAGCTTTAAGAGCTTTATCATACTTTTCTACTTCTTTTCTTGCTTTTTCTACCGCTCGAGAGTATGCTTCGATAGCCTTTGTAGCAGCTTCTTGATTAACCATTTGGCCCAAAGATTTAGTAGAAATATCATTTAGCCTTGCTCCATAAGCAGCAATCATCTGAGTTCCTCGCTCAAACTCTTCATTTAAAATATTCTGAACTTGAACAACTTTATCAGATTCTTCTCGTAATTGCTTTTCTTTGTCTATCAAGTGTTGAAATTTATTTGTAATTTCTTCTGTTTCTTCAGATCCACGAATAAAAGCGTATGCAAGAGCACCTAATGATACGATTAAAGTTATCCAACTTATTGCACCCAAAGCAGTTGCCATAAAGCCCGCCGCTTTTGCTGTAAAACTTGCAAGACTTGCTATTGCGCTCTTTGCTTGAACAGTCGCTGCAGTAACTGAAGAAGATATTTTTGCGCCAAGAGTTTGAAACTGTAGTTTCATTTTATCTGTGGTAGCTTTATTTAAAAGCTCCATCTTTTTTAAACTCTTTTCAAGAGAGCGTAAAACTCTTTTATCTTTTATTTCATAGCCGCGCGCTTGTCTCTCTAAGTTTCTTCTAATTGCTCTGATCTGTCTTGCGTCGAGCTTCTCTCCATTTCTCAAAGACTGTAGTAAAGAATTTTTTCTTATTTTTACTTTTGCGGTGGCTGCTTTTGTTTCTGCTCCTATTTCTTTTAAAAGAGCTTTTTGAGTAGCTTTGCTTGCAGCAAGCCGAGTAACATCATTATTAAATTTAGCTTGTGCTGCTTGTGCTTGAGCAAAGCTAGTTTTAGCCTTATCTGCAAACACACCTAAACTTTCTTGTAGACCAGCTAAAGATGGGAGTGCTGCTCTTAAAATTGAAATAGTAAAAGGAGCAAAGGCAGCTATAATTAATTGAGGAAATTTCTGTAAAAGTTGAGCAACTGGAGTTAAAAACTTAACAGCAAACTCTTGAATACTCATAATTATTTCATCAAAAGCTGTTGCAAGTTTTTGGAACTCGTTTGTACTCTCTCCTGTAACTGCTAAGATTCTGGCATATTTCTTTTCTACTTGTTCTAAAACATCAGCAGTTACTGCTTGGCTTCGTTGAAACGCACTTAGCTCTCCCGTTATACCAAGAGAGGTTTTATAATCAGTAGTAGCTTTTTCAAGTCGTAAAATAATACCAAGTTCATCTAATAGTTCTG